GTTGGTTGAGTTCTGGTCGGCAGTTGCGACCTCAAGAACCCCATGACGACCGATGATCAGGTTTTGCCAGATCCCCAGCAGGATGTAAGTCAGGTCAGTTCCAGAACCCTTGGTACGGGTGTTGGAAACCTGAGAAGAACGAACGACCTGATGCCCGTCCAGCATGGATGGAGCACCCTTTGCAATGTCGTCACGATTCGCCTGGAACAACCATGCTCCCTTGCCATCATCATCGGCGTAGCCAGAGCCAGCGCGACGATTGAGCAGGTTACGCCACATCGTTCCCCGCATCAGCCACTTGGGACCGAGGCGATCGATGTCAAAGTTGGAGTCTTCCAGCTTCGCCAGCATCATGTTCGGATCTTCCGGTTCGAACGTATTACCGTCCGTCGCTACCGTCCCCGCAGTATGAGTCTGGATACCACTGTAATTGATAATCCCCTTCGGCTTGATGTCTGATCCCACGCCACCCAATGCAGCGTCATCAATCAGCAAAGCCAGTGTCAGAGCCACATCGGAGCGAATGAATGCCTCGATTGAGGCCGAGGCGAATCGGAGGAACGAATTCGGATAGGTGACCATGGCAGCACACTTCTTGGCAGTCATCGATTTGAGACCAGTGCCAAAGGTGCTTCCGGTGATCGTACCTTTTTCACCGACCCAGTAACCAACGGTAGAACTGGTCTGACTTCCGAGGTTCAGGTTACCGTTCGGAGGCAACGTCAATGTGCGTGCTCCCAAGCGGCTCATGACTTCCATGTTCCGAATCAAGGGCAGGAACTCTGTTGAGAGATCAGGACGAGTCCAGATACCACCAGCGGTGTCATCGTATACACTCAATGCCTGGTTGATTCGAGGCATTTCATAACCCATCTGCTGCGCCATATGAGCGGCCATTCCGAGGTCAGCACCCTGCACACCAGCGGCCATGCACTGTCGGACTTCGTTTGCCAGCTCGGGATCGTTCATGGCAATTTCAGTCGACGCCATCGGGATCAGAACCGACTTCTGGTCAGCTCGGTTGAACCCGTTCTTCTGGCAGTAGAACTCGTCCAACTTCTGACTGAGGCTTGTTTCAACCTTGCAGTTCTCCGGATCGATTTCACCCTGCACCATCATCATGGCACGGGAAGCCTGAAATCCGCGAGACGACATTGGGTCTTCACCCTGTCGAATCCCGGGAGCTCCAAACATCTGAGAACCCTTTGTGCGGGGCTGTGAAGCCTGTTCGAAGTCAGCCCGCAGTTTCTCCTGTGCATCAGAAAGAGGCTTGATCTGATCCTGAACTGCCTGGGTGATGGAACGTGTCACTGACTGCAACTGCTCGGCAGTAAATCCAGCATTGGCCGGCTTACCCTGCGACTGCGTCTGGGCAGTACCGCCACCCTGGGCAGGATCAGCAGTTGCAGTTCCACCGCCCGTACCTTGTGTGCCGTCTGTGGCTTCGTCCATCAGAACGCAAAAACCTAACATCATTCGTTGGAACCAGGTCATGATCAAACTCCCTAAGTGCAATAAAAAACCTCGCACCCCAAATGAATGGGATACGAGGTTTGGTTCTTCCAATACCCGTAATCGAGTTAAATGGCCGGTGCGGGACTTGAACCCGCGATCTCTTGATTATGAGTCAAGCGGGATAGCCGCTTCCCCAACCGGCGTCAAATTTTATGTGACTCTTTCAGCTGGATTTCGTAATGGATAAACTTTCCATCTTTGACTTTAAATTCCAGTTGTGCAGAGCAGAATGCTTTCTGTTCTGCTTCATCCAGCAGGTTTGTGAATGCCTTGATCAGCTCTTCACGCGCCTGCTTATATTGCTGTTGATTCAACCGAGTTTACCCGTCATCGTCTTCAACTGACTTTGCAATTGTTCCTGATTCTCACGGACCGGCTTCAGTATCTCTTCGACTGAGTTCATAACCGCTTGAGTGAGAGTGTCAGTAATCTGTTGCTGCTGTTGCTTTGTCTGATTCAACTGTTGCACCACATGAGTTCCCAGATCTTCAACCGGAATCAGCTGTGGTTCTTCGACTGCCTCAGACTGTGTTTCTGCAGGTTTAATAACTTCTTGCCGAACTGTGTCAACATTTTCTTTTGGTTTTTGTGTCTGGCCGGAAATTTCTTTCCCAATCTTTTGCAGAATCTCAGCTGAATCCGACTTGAGGAACTGGCTGATTTGTTCATGCGAGCCTTTCAAATCGATCATCCCACCGCCGATAGAGAGCTGCATGAAATCCATCCCGGGAGCCCAGGCGGGCTTGTCGCCGGCTGCCTGCTTAAATGATTGGATCATATGCATCGGCATTCGTACGTCGTGAATTTTCCCTCTTTCAATGGCCTGCCGTAACGATCCGCGATCGGCACCTATGGGAGTGATAGACCACTCCAGCATCTCAGTCTCTACGAAGTCGTAGCCGCGCCAGCTGTTCCAGCTTTCGACGCCTTCTGACAGCTGCTCCCCCTTCATGGCCTTGTTCATCATGGCCTTAAGGACGTTGAATCCGATGGAAGCCATCCGCAAGATGCCTTCATCTACAGCGGCGAAATACGGCTCTGCATGGGGCAGCTTGGAGAAGTAGACCGTGGCAACCACCTTGGTGCTGGTCGCTTTGAGTGCCAGTTTTCCGCTGGAATTGCGGCTGGTTCCGATAGGCAGGGTCTCTCCCGATAAGCCGTGGTCATACAGCACAACCGGATTCTGCTCATAATACTGGGTAATGATCCCGTTGCCGAATTTATTCTTGATCAGCTGCAGCATATTGCCATGTCGATTCCGCTCTTTGGGGCGGGTGACAATCACGAAATCCGCAGACATTGCTGCGGCGTCTGAAGCCTGGAAGATAGCAGCTTCATCGCGCTGGCAGAAATGCCCCGATGGAATCACCAAATCTGGTGCATGAGACATCATGTCAGATTGGATCGATTCCATATCCGAAACAAATTCGGGTACGTCATCCTGATCCAATTCGCCTTCCGTTACAGTTGCAGTGGACATGGTTTAAACTCCATCGGGGTGATTTCAAATTAACTATTAGGAAAGTTCAAACAGTTCGATTTACTGCTTGTCTTCGAGACCTTTCTGTCGATCTTCAAAATACAGGGCAACCAGATTTCGCAGTTCGTCTTCATCCAATCCTTTCGGATCTTCGCCCAGATCGAATTCACTCGCGGCAGCAAACTCGATCAGCTCAGGCTTCTTCATCGCCCGGACTTTCTCAACCGTCATCGGGCCTTTCTTGTTTTCGCCTTCTGAGGCGTCTGTTCCTTCGAATGCAATCGGCTCCACCTTTTCAGATTGCGGGAGCACCTTCACGCCCGTAACGGGAACCTTGTACTCGCCGGCCAGTACCTTTTTGATCGCCGCGTCCTGCTCTGCTTTGTCAGCCAGGGGTGTCGGAATCTTGACGTTCCGAGTCTCAGGCTTGCGACCGAGGATCTGATATTTAACTTTGAACGGTCCCTGAGTAGGCTCGTTTTTATCTTTCGCCATCGATTTCATTCCTCAATCAAAGTAGGCCACTGAGGTGCAGCGGCAATGAATAATGTTTCCTGCGGATGCCCCGAGTGAGCTGTCTCCCGGGTGAATCAGCTTCTCGCCACTGACTGTGTAGGCTTCATTGTTCTTGACAATCTGGCCGTCCGCTGCCACATGGTTGAAGCGATCGCCGGGTTTCATTCCGCGTGTTAGTTTGTCGATAGTGCTGATCCACCATTTATTGTCAATCCCGATCTCGGTGCGTGTGACCTGCTGGCCATAATTCATGGACCCAGTGACTTCAGTGCGGGCAATACGGCGGGACGTGTACTTGGTCTGGTTATTCAAGACTCCCCGGATTCGTTTTGCCATGTCGTCGATCTTGTCCCCCTCTTTAAGACCTTTCTCGATCGCACGCTTCAGGCTCTTTTTTGAGGTCTCACCTACGTCACCCCATACGCCGACCTCCCGGTCTGCCAGGAACTTCTTAACCTTGCGTTGCAGTTCCGGTGACATCTCAACCTGAATCGAGGGAGGTGGGGCCGCATCTTCAAGCGAGACATCCTGAAGTACATGGGCAAGAAACCGCTGATCAATATCTGTCAGGTCGAACCACTGCTGCTCGAACTCGACTCCACGATAGACCATCCGATTCCACTCAGGCACCATCAGCCGATTGAAGGCAGCCTTGTAGTCGGATGGCCTGAAAACATCATCGACGGCGAACCCGGTTTGCCCGATCTTCTCAACACGAGCCATCACATCAGAAGCAACTCCGCGCCAGAATCCGGTTTGCCTCTTCAGCACCCGGGATTCAGTCGGGTCGTAAACACGACGCCAGCTCTTGCCGATTCTGCGACGGCGTTTGTACGCTGCGTCTTTTTTCGACTTCTGTGCGAAAAATGGTTCCAGCCTATTCGCTGTCGTCATCGTCTGGCTCCGGTGGGGCCGTAGTAGTTACTTCGTCTTCCGGTGGATCATCCTCGTTCAGATCATCCATGGCCAGTGCATCATCAAGCGGGGTGAAGTTGCTGGCGATGTATGTAGATTGTGAGGCTGGCGTATTGAGAGGCTGGCGATTTCGCTTTACAAGTTGCATGTCGGGAGACAGGGCACCGATCTTGAAATCCAGCTCGTCTTCTCTGAGTTGACGTTCCCAATCGTCTGGAGAGCAGTCTTCGAAGTAGCACACAATCCGAGGGTCGAACTTATAAGAGATCCGATGTGTGATGAACCCGGCCAGCATGCGGTTCGATGGGTTGATGACGTTCTGGCAGAAAATCAGATACGCTGTCTCAACCACCGAACGGTTCATGTCCGTTGTGACACCGGCCAGAATTTTTGGAATTCCATGCAGTGAGAATACGGAATCGCGAACATCGCCAGAAGAACTTGAGAAATCCAGCTCCTTCGGTGCATAGTGCAGCTTGTCCAGCTTCATGTCAGGTGGAACAAGAAAAGGCTCTGATGTATTTTCCACACCAGAAATGCGATACATCACGCGCTCTTTGATGCGGCGGATCTGCTCTTTGGTGACTTCGTGACCGTAGCTATCGCCCAGATTCAATACGACAGAAGGATTGATCGAATTCTTAAACGAGTGCCAGCGGCTACGCTCGATCGATTTGGAATTGTCAAGCCAGATCGCCCCCGCTTCAGATGGGCTGTATCCAGTGTACTTTGAATTCGGATTCTTAAAACCGCAGATCTCGATTTCTTCAGATGGAATTCTGAATTGCCGTGCCTGCCCTTCGGGAGTGACGAGCCAGTGGTCGAGCATTCCTGCGTGATTGAACATGGGGGTCATCCAATCGTTCGGCATTACGTAGATTGCAGACGGCAGACCAATGCCGTTTGGAATCACCCACCAATAAAACTGGCCTGTCAATCGCAAAAACATCTCTGTTTCATAGCGCAGTGTCTCCCACCAATCCATCTCATTCACATCCTGAAACAGCTTGACTAGCGGGTTGGTGTCCGGGATCGGTTTCAGGTCATAGGCTTCAGACTGCAGCACGCCGTTGTAGGAGCTACGTATATGCTGTTTCTGTTTACG